CTACAGGGTTGGCATGACTAATAGTGATATCTACAAGACCATTGCTTCATTGAACCTGAGCAAGTATGATCCTATATGGGGTGATAGTGCAGAGCCTAAGACTATAGACGAACTACGCAGAAGGGGCTTGAATGTAAAAGCAACAGCAAAGGGCAGGGACAGCATCAACATAGGTATTGACATGATCAGGAGATACAGGCTTCATGTAACATCTAGGTCTAGCAACTTGATCAAGGAATTACGCAACTACAAGTACCACGAGGATAAGCAAGGACGAGTCACTAACAAGCCTATAGACGCCTTTAATCATGGATGTGATGCTATGCGCTATTCTATTTACAATACGCTAGCACGTCCTAATTACGGGAGGTACAGCATCCGATAAAAAAAAACAAAAATTTTTACGTTTTATTTTTGGTATTTAAAAAACTTATGTATCTTAGCAGAGCAATGATGCAACAACAAGTAATACAATAAGACATGAAAGTAAGAGTAAAAGTTAGCACAGGAAAGCACTATTATGAAGTGAAGTACAAAGGACAGGTTTACAACCTTTGGGTAGATAAGGGCTTGGGACAATTCGATGTATTGGAGAATGTAACGTGGGACACAAATGAGTGGGAAGCGTTTTTAGATTTTGCTAACCAACGCTACGGAATCCCTTGCTAGGGATTTTGTAGTATAATTTTCATACTATGAAGGAGATTCAAAACTTAGCTATAGATCTGCTAAAGGCAGACAACGTGCATGACCAACTACATGCGCTGAAAGCAATTCGTGAGTATTATGCGGCTAACAAGAAAAACATGGACATAGCTGCTCTAAGGACGCCATGCCTGAAACGCACCCACATCAACTTTAAGTGGCGTGATCTAAATTGGGACCACAACGATTGGGGGTGGAACTCAGTATGGGCAGACGAGGGTGTCACACCACAGCAGGCTGTAGAACACATGCTCTACACCAAAGATGCTACGGGTAAGAATGTCAACAAGCAATGGGGACGTGATCGTAAGGACGTAGAGTATAAGGACGTGGAGATAGTTTCTTACAATGAGTATGACGCTATGGTGAAAGCCACATACATGGATTAGATCTAGGGGGGTGTCAAATACCCCCTTTTTTTTTCTTACTTTTTTTGGATATTCAAAAAACTTGTGTATCTTTACAGAGTATTAACAAGCAAAAAACTAGAAAGCATGGTTACAATTTTTTACAAGAACCCAATTACAGAAGGTGGGCAGAATTACATTTACGCGATTGGAGAAGCAATCGTAGAACAACATGGGGACAAGGGATCTTGTGTTATGGGCATGAAACTATTATGGAAAGGCATGACATGTGCCTACCAAATTGCACAAGGATCATTGACCAACGAATACTTTTTTAACGCTGTTATTGACGGCTTCGAGGAACGTGGCTTTGACCGCAATGACTTTACTATTGACTTTGGTAAATTAGATTAAGATGTTAGATATAGCAATACAGAAAGGCAGCCTCATTATAGAGGTTGCCACAGAAAGCAATGATTATGACATGTGGCTCACAATTTTTGCGCCTATAGAGGTTAGCTTTAAACCATTGACAAAAGGGATCAGCGTAAAAATCGAGGACACAGACGTAGCACTCGCAGAGAACATGTGGTACATAGAAGGCTTAGATACAGACATGCTGTGGGACTATGTGGTACGGAATGGGCTTAATGAAATAGACATTATAGATTGGGGCAAGAACTGCTTAGACAGCCTGTATGTAAGCCAATTTGAATACCTTTCCGAGTATGTACGGGAAGAGCATGTGCATGAGTGGGTATTAGAATGGTTAGAAAAAAACATAGAAGTAGCATGAGAGTATTTAGCGAAGAGGTGCAGGAACTTTACAGGGAAACCCTTAGAGCCTTTGACGAGGCATGGAGCAGGAGCATAGACGATGAGGTAGTAATTGAGAATATCAAGTTACACACCTGCAAGATCTTGATAGAACGCCTGATAGAAAACAATGTTGAACGTATTAAACAAGAAAGAAGTGATGGATAGCCACATGAAAAAAGGGATTCAATACTCCCATTATTGCGGAACTGAATTGGTAGATTTATCCGCGTATATTAGATTGGCTGAGAAGCTAATGAAGGACAAGGAGTTAGAACGGGAGTCTATAGCAATGTTGAAGCATGCGTCCGAAAGGCTAGATGCCCTTACGCGCAGAATAGCGCGTTTAGACAAAATAAATGAAATGGACTATTAGCAAGACCTTGCCTGCAGAGTCACCATTAGGTGGCTTTGTCATGTCATGGCACATATGAACACTAAGACGTTATATTATTATGATCAAGGTTATAGTACCCACAGAATTAAATGACATCACGCTAGGTCAATTACAGAAATATCAAAAACTGACTGAAGGCGTAGAGGATCAAGACATACTTAGGCAGACAATGTTGAGTGTGTTTTGCGATCTAGATATTAAGCATTATGACAAACTACACGCACAGCACGTCAAAGAGATATGTCTAGGCATAGAAAGTATCTTGAATGGTAAACCTCGTCATGAGCGTTTCTTTACGTTAGAAGGCGTTAAAATGGCTTTCATACCCAATCTAGACGAGATCACTATGGGTGAATATGTAGATCTTGAGAACATAGGTCATGAGGTAGACAATTGGCATAAACTTATGTGCATCTTGTATAGACCGCTTCTAAAGACGTTTGGGAACAGATACGACATAGAGAACTACAAGGGCTATGATAATGCGTCACAATACAAGCAGATGCCTTTAGGAGTGGCTCTAGGTGCGGTTGTTTTTTTTTGGAATTTAGGGAGCGACTTACTTCTAGATACCCTGAAGTCTTTGAAGCAGGTGGAGAAGGACGAGGTGCTGAAAGAACATTTGCTAAAAAATGGTCTTGGTTTAGCACACTTTACGGACTCACTCAAGGAGATATCCGTAGAATTGAACAGGTCACAAGTATATCCTTACACACTTGCCTCTATTGGCTTGCATATGAAGCAGACCTACAGCAATTAAATGAAACCATAGCGAAGAGAAAATGACATACTACGAAATCACAGATATTCTTTACGACATCCTTAAGGACAGCAGGGTAGGATTTTCTACCATTACTCATGGCAGTATTGAGGACGTTGATCTTGCTAGGCAGACCATATTCCCATTAGGACATATCACACCTGCTACAGCAACTATTGGAGAGCGCACAATCACTTACAACATGAACATTGCTGTCTTAGACATTGTAGATTTCAACAAAAAGGATCTGCGTGACCAAGCCATTCCATTCGAGGGTATAGACAACAAAATGGACGTGCTTAGTGACCTGTTGGTCAGGCTACAAATTGCTGCGGACATCATAAACAGGAAAATAGATATAAACAACGTAGACATAGACACCAATATCAACTGCACACCATTTGTGGACAGGTTCGAGAATCAACTTGCAGGTTGGGAAACTACGTTTGTGATCACGCTGCCTTCTAGCGCAGTTAATCAAGGAGCGTGCTAATGAGATACCCAAGACTCACAAAAGCCCTAGAGAAGCAAGGAGAAAGAGCCGTACAGCTAGCAAAGCTAGAACTTGGTACATACAAACCAAGACCTAGCAGAACAAGCACATGGAATGGAATGTCACCTACAAGCACGAATATCAAAATGAAAAAACGCAGAGCCGTAGCTTCAGGTGAATTGCAAAAGAGCATACGATACGATCTAGACACTAGGGACGTGCCATTTGTCAATATGTATTTTGAGGACTACGGGAAGTATGTAGAGGAAGGCAGAAAATCAGGAAAGGGTGTACCGCCTGCTGCTCTAAAAAAGTGGATCACTAAAGACCGCAAGATGCGCTTCTTTAATCGCAAGAAACGTCAATTCGAGGCAATGACACCAAGCAAATTGAACAGCCTGATGTTTATGATCAATCGTAGCATCAAAGCGTTTGGAATACTACCAAATCCATTTATGCGTCCTGCTTTCACTAGGTCTATGACTGAGAACTTTGAAGCAATAGAAAAGGCGTATGCCGAAGATATAACAGACGAACTAACAGACTAATCATGGCACTCACTATAGTAGCACAACCTCCTGCGATATCATTAGCCAACAGCCCAATGATCTATGACCTGCATTCTGCAGACAATGGAGAGGCAGGACACAAATATCAATTAGAGGTACGCATTTGGAAAGGGGCTACAGGAAGCAAACCTGCTTCTGCCACCTTTACTCTACAGAAGCAGCCTAACAGCGCAGGAAAGGCTGTCTTTGATGTATCTAGGTTAGTCAAAGAATACCTTACACTAACTGCTGCTTCTGTGGTAAGCGAAAGCACAGGAAGTAAAAATGCTGAAGATGATGTCTATTGGGTAGAAGGCAAAGCTAGTGCATCATGGACGGCAGGAAGTGACACAGCAGTCACAGGAAACATAATCCTAGCCACTCTAGGATATAGCCTATTTAAAGATGGCGCGATCAATAGCACGCTTACAGGCTTTCCAATACAGAACAACCTAAAGATCCATAGCACAGGGAAATTAAGCATACCGCTATTCACTACCATAGCTGATACGTTGGTCATTACAGACAGCGACTCAAACACCAAGACGTTTACATTCACTACAAACACAAACAGCAGACAGCAGGTCAGGATCTTGAACGTATCACCTGACAAGTTTAGTGGATATGGCATCAACACCACAGGTCAATTTACGTTGACATACTCATTAAGCAGCGTTGTAGTTCATACCGCATATCTAGAGATATTATGCGAGGAACGCTATGATCCTGTGCAGTTAATCTACATTAACAGCATGGGTATGTGGGATTACATGACATTCTTTAAGGCAAGCAGCAATACGCTAGAAGCCTCTAGAACTATGTACAAGAACAACACCCTGTCTTATGGTGATGTCAGCACAGCAGTAAGCTATAGTAGCGAGAATGGTCAAAAGATAGGCTACAACAGCAACGGATACATGAGCCACGTCTTAAACACAGGATATGTAGACGAAAGCGAGGACGTGCGTATTCGTGAATTGCTGCTTAGTGATCAAGTCATACTTTATGATCAATCCAATTTTATTGGCGTGGAGATCATGAGCAACAGCCAACTGCTACAGAAAGGTGTTAATCAAAAGGTTATGAACTACACTATATCTGTGAAAGAGACAGGTAACGTGAAAAACAACGTGTATTGATGCTTAGTCTATTCGTAGGTACATCACAGGTAGAACTATTCCAAGACGAGAACGTAACCTTGACCAAGCAGGTCAAGTCGGTGCAGGAGGTTAACGCTAAAAGTGATTTCACACAATCATTTACGATACCTGCTTCCGATCATAACAACAGCATATTTAATCACTACTATGATATTTCTATAGTAGGTGGATACAATGCACACGTCAAGGTAGACGCAAAAATAGAGGTTCATGGGCTACAGCTATTTGAAGGCGTTATAGAATTGCTAGGAGTAAGTTTCAAGGACAATCAACCCCATGACTATAGCATTGTATTCTATGGTGATATAAAGTCCCTAGCAAGCACCTATGGAGAAGAAACGCTAAAAGACTTAGACCTTAGTGCATACGATCACACACTTAATCAAACTAATGTAGCCAACTCATGGACAGACAACCTGTTCAGCGGTGTCATAAAGTACCCACTATGGGATCATTATGAAGGTGTCATGTATGGTGATCTAGATGTAGATATACCTCAAAACATAGCTATAGCAGGAAGGGGATTTGCGATTGACGATGTAAGACCTGCTATCAAACTAAAGACACTCTTTGCTGCATGTATAACTCACGCAGGATACACATTGAACGGCACAAACTTATTTAGTGACGGCTACTTCGATGACCTATTTATGATGCCTGTGGAGAAAGCAGGGTATTTACATGATCCTGCTATCAAGACCAACAACAACTTTACAGCGAGTGCCACGTCACAACCTGCTACACTAAGTGAAAATAGATTTGTAGTACAGACCTATACGACAGAAGGTAGTGATCCTAATGGAAACTTTGATCATACAACAGGAATATACACCGCGCCGATAAGTGGCAGATACTCATTTAGCTTTGCATTTGATCTAACAGCAAGACCAAGTTTCAGTACAGCAAAGTATCTAGTATGCGCCTTTGTCAACAACACGAAAGTCCACGAGATCCAAAAAACTAGAGATTTGTCAAGTTTCTCGGACACCTTTATGTTGAACTTGCAAGCAGGGGACAAAGTGACTATACAGATAGCTGCACAAGATTCCTTTACCGCAGACAGCATCACCTTTGCATGTACGGAATCACCATACAGCAGAGGGGGTAGGACAATAAGGGTGGCAGACATCATGCCTCCTGTTAAGATTACAGACTTCATACAAGGCGTTCTAACAACATTTAACGCTGTCTTATACCGCGAGGACATGACAGGGTTGAACTACGTTATAAAGAACGTGGACGCATGGTATGACGGAGGCAGTACACAGGATTGGACAGAGTATGTAGATATAAGCACCATCACTCACAAAAAAGTTAAGATACCCCGTAAGATATCATTTGCATTTAAGGAAATGAAGGACATGGCTAGCAAGGCATTTTTTGACAGAAACCAAAGACACTTTGGAAGCATGTCTTATAACCCTGATGTAGACTTTCCTGATGCACCATTGGAGATCAAAAGCCCTTTCAGTATTGTGCCTCCACAAAGGTTGAACAAAGTGAACAAAGATTACAAGACTATAGATGTCACTAATCTACCTGTGCCAATCTTGCTTGACGATTCACTAGCACCTGCATGTAATGATATGGTCTTGTTTTTCATGGACGCTACAGAGGTAAATTCAAGCGACAGCTATTATGCAGCAGGCAGTTTAAGATCTAGCTATCCGTATGCAGGGACTATGCAAAAGGAAGCAGCAACAGACGGCTATAGTCTAGCTTTTAGTCTAGAGCAAAACTTAGGAGAACAAGTGCCTACAGATACCCTGTACAAGAACTATTGGGAGCGTCATATCGCAAGACTATTTGCTACAAGTAGTCGTAGAATTGCTATCAAGGCATTTATTCCTGTTGGTGAGTGGCTTAATTTAGATCTAGCTAATACCATTAGGATAGGTGACTTCTACTACAAGATTGAGAGCATCAAGTACAACATAAACACAAGTGAAGCGCAACTAGAACTATTCACTTATGAGCCTGTCACAATCACTAGCCCTACTACAAGCAGCACAGGAGTAGTGACACTTCCTGCAACCTATATCACGCCTGCTAGCGAGAACCTAGCGTTTCCTACTAGGACGCAACTTATGTTGAACAATACGATCACTATTCGCTTTACACACTATGTACAGACAGGTCTACCAACTTTAGTAGGAGCAGGAGGTAAGAGTAACTTTTCTTTTGCTGCTACCAATGGCTTGATAAACACGAATGGTCCTATATACTGCGAAATGAACAAGACATTAGATACCATTGCAGTAACCACTTCTTATACAGACGTGGGTGGATACACAGACTCATTAACTAATCAAATAGGAACAGGTTTAACACCTGTTGAAGAGGACGGCACAATAAGCCCTACGGCTAGTGAATTCATACACATAATGGCAGATCTCAATTATCACCATAGTAGTGGCGCAGATCCTTTAGACATTGCAATCTTGTTGAACGGAGTAGCTATAAAGGAAATTTCTAGTGACAACGCGAACAGCATCACACTATCTACGATCACACCTGTTGTGGCAGGCGGTCTAATTAAGATAGCTATCAAGAAGCCGTCAGGATCAGGTAGTACCAATTATGACATTACTGCTAATCTAAGCGCATTTATAATATGATCACAAAGGTGTTAGACATGTTGGCTGTAAATGACTTTTACAATGTCAGCGAAAGGGTAGAGATAGCCAAAGGGAAATACGAAAGAATAACGTCTTGGAAACAGGCGTGGGAACAAATTAAAAGAACAGCCAAATGGCAGAAGAGATCTATATAAAGGCAAAGGTTGATACTAAGGACGCGCAGAAAAACGTCAACAACCTTAACGAGGACATAAAAGACACCGAAACAAGCGTCAAGGACGTTGGGAATGCAGCCGATTCTATGACGGGTGGCTTCATTGGTAAGTTCACAGGCGTGATAGCAAGTGTCAAGAAAGGTATTGGTGCTTTTAAATCATTGAAGGTAGCCATTGCAGCAACAGGTCTTGGGGCTTTGGTCATTGCTATTGGTGCAGTCGTGACAGCGTTTAAGAGCAGCGAAGAGGGGCAGAATAAGTTTGCTAAATTGATGGGTGTCATAGGTGCTGTGACAGGCAACTTTGTAGATCTTATTGCTAATCTAGGAGAGAGCATTATAGAAGCCTTTGAAAACCCTAAGGAAGCTATATCTAATTTTGCCAATCTCATAAAGGAAAACATTGTAAACAGGTTTGAAGGTCTTGTTAAGTTAGTTCCTAGACTTGGTGAGGCTATAGGATTGCTATTTCAAGGTAAATTTGGTGAAGCAGGCAAGGTTGCTGCAGATGCAGTAGGTCAAGTAGTCTTAGGAGTAGAGAACGTCACAGATAAAGTGGCGGACGCTACAGAAGCGGTTGGAGAATTTATAAAAGAGAACCAACGAGAGGCGAAAATAGCAGCGGAAATAGCAGATATGCGCGCCAAAGCAGATAAAGCAGAGCGTCAACTTATATTAGATCGTGCTAATGCAGACCGCGAACGTGCAGAATTGTTAGATAAGGCTGTGGATAAGGAGAACTTTACGGCAGAGCAACGTATAGCCTTTCTAGAAGAGGCTGCTGCTATCGAAGAGGCTATCACACAGCAAGAAATTGCTGCTGCACGTCTACGTTTTGAAGCCAAGCGCGAAGAGAACAAATTGAGTAAAAGCACCAAAGAAGATAAGGACGAAGAAGCACAGCTAGAAGCGCGACTAATCGAACTTGAAACTGCACGTCTTAGAAAGCAAAAAGCGGTGACTGCACAACTATCAGGAGTGCGTAGAGAAGCACAAGCAGAACGTGATGCAGCCATCGCGGAAACAGAGAAAAAACGTAAGGAGCGCGAAGCACAAGAACTTAAGGACGCACAGGAACTAGAGAAGAAGAAGCTAGAAGCCAAAGCCAAAGCAGATAAACAAGCGGAGGCTATGGAGAAGGCTACACAGGATGCTCGTAAGAATATCATATCAGGTAGTCTTGCTGCAATAGCAAGTCTAGCACAAGCCTTTGCAGGGGACAGCGAGAAATCACAGCGTAGAGCCTTTCAAATACAGAAGCAAGTGCAGATTGCACAGACACTCATGAGTACCTACCAAGCCATCACAGATGCTATGGCTGCGAAAGGTGGTGACACATTGCTTCCTTTCCCACTACGTCTAGCTAATTCGGTGATTGCAGGTATAGCAGGATTTGCTAATGTGCGTAAGATCGCGACTACTAAATTTAACAGCACAGGAGTACAAGGTGGATCAGCACCCCGTCCACAAGCAGCAAGTGGTCCAAGCATTAGTCTAATAGGAGGCACAGAACAAACACAGATAGGATCATTGTTTAACCAAAGTCAAGAACCGCAAAGAGCCTACGTCACACAAGGTGACATAAACAGCAACGCGTCCCTAGATAGACACGTTACTCAAAACGCGACATTGGCAGGATAACACGTTATAATAGTATGGTAGATATAGTAGAACTAATTTTAGACGAGGACGCTGTATTGAATGGTATAGATGCCATTTCAATCGTAGAGCATCCTGCAATAGAAAGTGACTTTGTAGCACTCAAAGACCAACAGCAACAAGTCAAGTTTGCAGAGGTAGATCAAGACAAACGCATTCTTATAGGTGCAGCATTGATTCCTAACAAGCCAATCTACAGGCTAGACGATGATAAGGAATACTACGTTTATTTCAGTAAAGCCACTATCCGTAGAGCAGCAGAACTATTCTTGCAAAAGGGTAATCAAAACAAGACCACGTTAGAACACGAGGCTAAACTAGAAGGTCTTAGTGTAGTAGAATCATGGATAGTCGAAGATCCTGAACGCGACAAGAGCGCGTTATATGGACTTAATCCTGTAGAGGGTACATGGATGGTCACTATGAAGGTAGAAAACGAGGACGTATGGAAAGAGTACGTCAAAACGGGTGCTGTGAAAGGTTTTTCCATAGAAGGTTGGTTTATTGATCGTAAACGTAGAGAGCAAGATGAAGAGGAAAAAAAGAGAAACTACGACATAGAAAGCAAGTTAGAGGCAGTTCGTAAGATCATACGCGAGGACTTTGAAAGCTATGCTGACTATGGTCAAGGTATCCGAAACAACGCGAAGCGTGGTATTGCTCTAAACGAGAAAGTCAATAATAAGTGCGCAACCCAAACAGGTAAGATAAGAGCGCAGCAAATCAGCCAAGGACGTCCTTTAAGCGTGAAAACGATAAAGCGCATGTATAGCTACCTAAGTAGAGCAGAAGAGGACTATGATCCAAGCGACACCAAAGCATGTGGAACTATATCATATTTGCTATGGGGAGGTAAGGCTGCTCTAGGGTGGTCAAGAAACAAATTACGAGAACTAGGTCAGCTAGACGAGTAAAAATACGACATAGAAAAACTAGATAGTTTTATTGATATGAATGCACAAACTACATTAAACAAGATCATGGTCGCGCTTGGTATGAACGAGAAAGCGGCTGTTGAGGTAACTCTAGCAGAACAAAAGTTAGAGGACGGCACTATGGTTGAAGCCCAAGAATTTAAGTCGGGTGAATCAGTATTTGTAGTCACCGAGGATAAAGAGAAAATGGCTATGCCTGAAGGCTCTTATAAAATGGAGGACGGCAAGATCATGGTAGTCGATGATATTGGTGTTATCAAGGATATGATTGAGGAAGCCGAAGAGAAAGAGGAAGAGCCTGTTGAGGAAGCCGTAGAGGTTGAAGCCGAAGAAAAAGTGATGGAGCCTAAGAAGGTTCTTGAGAGCGAAACCATTTCTCGTGAAACTTTCTTTGCTGAAATGGAAAGCCTAAAAAGTGAATTTGCTAGCATGAAGGAAGAACTTGCTAATCTAGCATCACAAAAAGAGCAAGCCGAATTACAGCTATCAGCAACAGAAAAAGATCTTGAAGAGGTACAAGCTAAGTTAGCAGAAGAACCTGCTTCTAAGGGTATCTCACATAGCCCTGAAGGAAACGTAGAGGCTAAATCCCAAGTACGTCTTGGTAAGAATGGTCCTATGACTACTGCTCAAAGAGTATTTGAAAAAATTTCTAAAATAAATTAACATGTCTAGAACATTATTACACATTTCAAACCCACCTATACGACATAAAGAAGATGTTGTATCAATAACCGCAGACCAAACCTTAACAGGTGCGGATAGCGGTAAAGTGTTTTTTATGAACAATACCTCAGGTATTGCTATTACTTTGCCTGCTCCTGAAGCAGGATATAACTTTAAAATGATGGTAGGAACAGCACCTACAGGAAGTGATAATTATGTTATTTCTTCAGCAGCAGCAGGCTTAATAGAAGGTATTGCTATCGTTAATGGTGCGTCAGTAGCAGGTATCGCTGAAACTAACGTCAATTTTATTGGTGGTACTGCAAAGGTGGGAGACTACATAAAATTTCATTGTGACGGCACTACTTGGTATGCTGAAGGCATGGGAAGAACAGCAGGTGGTATCACATTTACTACTTAATTATAAAATTATAAACTTATAAGTCATGGCTACAACAACTAGCATAACCACAACGTATGAAGGTCAATTTGCAGGTCAGTACATTTCTGCTGCATTGCTTTCTGCGAACACTCTTGATAAGGGCGGTGTCCTTATCAAGCCAAACGTAAAGTACAAAGAGGTCGTAAAGACTCTAAGTACAGACGCAATCGTTTCTAACGCTTCATGTGATTTCGCAGATACTTCTACGATCACTTTAGCAGAACGTATCTTACAACCTGAGGAATTTCAAGTGAATTTGGAATTATGTAAAAAGGATTTTCGTTCCGATTGGGAAGCAGAGCAAATGGGCTTTAGTGCTTATGACTCTTTGCCTCCTAAGTTTAGTGACTTCTTGTTAGCACACGTTGCTGCAAAGGTTGCTCAAAAAACGGAGCAGACTATTTGGGAAGGTGTAAATGCCAACTCAGGTGAATTTGACGGATTAGTTACTTTGGCTCTTGCTGATAGTGACGTAATTGACGTTTCAGGACACGCAGCAGTTACATCTACTAATGTGATCACTAAATTAGGATCTATTGTAGATGCAATTCCTTCTACTTTGTACGGACGCGAGGACATGTTCTTGTATGTATCTCAAAACATTGCTAGAGCATACGTTCGTGCTTTAGGTGGATTTGTTGCTACGATTGGAGCATCAGGTACAAACAATCAAGGTACTCAATGGTACAACGGAGGCGAACTATCATTCGATGGTGTAAAGATCTTTGTTGCTAATGGATTGGCAGATAATACTGCTGTAGCAACATATCGTGATAACCTATTCTTTGGAACAGGTTTATTGAGCGATCATAACGAGGTTAAGGTCATAGACATGAGCGAGGTCGATGGATCTCAAAATGTTCGTGTGATCATGAGATA